GGACAGGTGGCCGAGTGGTTAAAGGCAGCAGACTGTAAATCTGCCCGCGCAAGCGTACGCTGGTTCGAATCCAGCCCTGTCCACCAATCGCCCCCTTAATCGCCTGAATTTCCGCCATTTTTCAAAGGTTGGACATCGGCGCGGGCTTCAAGGTTGGACATCGCGCGATCGGCCAGTGCCGATTGGCTGGCCGCTTTCCGGTAATAGGCGAAGGTCGCGGCCTTCTTGTGTCCGGTGACTGCCATGCCTTCGGCGTCGGTGGCGCCGGATTCGGCCAGCTGGCGCGCCATCGCCTTGCGAAGACCATGCAGCGAGCAGTTCGGAAGGCCGGCCGCATCGCACCATTTCCGCATGCGGTTGCCCATGCCGGCATCGCTGAAGGGTTTGCCGAATTGCGTGGTCACAAGGAAGCGGATGGGCTGCGCGGGCAGCGCATCGATCGCCGCGCGCGTGGTGGCGAGCATGCGAACCGATGTCTTGTTGTTGTCCTTCGCGTGGTCGACGATGATGCGCCCGTCGACGATGTGGTCGCGTTCGATCTTGTTGACGTTGCAGCGCCTGGCGGCCGTATTTAGCGCCAGTTCCAGGGTCAGTCTGGCCATGGTGCCGAGCGGATGCGCGGCGCGATACTGTTCGATTTCGGCGTCGGTCCAATCGTGGAAGCCCGCGCCGCTTGCATATTTCGTGGTCAAGCGAACCGGATTGTCAGGCCTCCATCCGGCGCGGATGGCTTCATCCATCAGGCCGGCGAGGAATTTGCGCAGGTTGTTCGCCGCGCCTGGCGTTTCGTGCATGTCGCCGAAGATCCCGTCGAGCCATGCCACGCTAACGCGCGAAACCGGACGTTCGCCATAGCGGCGGCCCTTGCGATCGATGCGGTCCATGAAGCGGTCGAGAACCTGGCCATAGACCCGCTGGGTCCGCGCTGCCTTCTTCTTCCAGCGCGGAGTCGCCTTGTGGCGGCGATGGAGGTCATCCAGCGTTTTCGGGATGATGGGCCGATCAACCGCGATCGGCTTGGCTTCGGCCTGGCCGCCTTCGATGATTTCGGCATAGCTGCGGTGGAATTCGGCGCTGCCAGGTTCGCCCTTCAGGTATTTGCTGGGCCAGCCCTTGCGGCGGAAGCGGTAGCGAATTCGGCCGTGGCGATCGCGAACCGGCCGGACATTGTCGGGCAGCTTATCGGTCTTCGTCATCGAAATCGTCATCTCCTGGCGAACCGGCATCCGCAGCCGCTTCGCCGATTATGACTTCGATCTTGCGATTCGTGAAATCCATGACGATCCGCCCGTTCGAAATGCCCGCGCGCGCCACGCCCTTCAGGACGCGGTCGATGTCTTGCTGGCTGATGCGCGCGGGCGCGGTCATCACACGAGCCCTTCGACTGCTTCGGTGATGCGCGTGACCGCGGCTTCGAACCAGCGCGGGTCGCGTTCGATGCCGAAGAACGTCTTGCCGGCCTTGACCGCCGCCACGCCGGTCGAGCCGGTCCCCATGAACGGGTCGCAAATGGTCTGGCCGGCAGCATTGACCAGGATCTTGTCCATGACTGCAGGCGGCTTGATGGTCGGATGCCCGAAACGCTTCTTCAGCGCGCGATCGGGCGAAGCCGTGATCGATCGGCCCTTCTCGAGCAATTCGCCCTGGGGATGATAGCCGCGGTTCCAGGCGTGGACATAGAATTCGCGGTCGGGCCGATAGTGCTTGTTCGCTACCGGTTGCGGCGCAGCCTTCGTCCAGTCGAGCAGCGCGAAGCGGTGAAACTGCCCAGCGATCGCGGGCAGCAACTGGGGCAGCTGGTCATTGTGGCAGAAACAGAAAACCGCGCCCGTCAGCAGCGGGTTGATGATCGCGGAGTCGAAGCCCTGGTCGATGCCGGCATCGGCGATTTCGTCCATCGACTTGCGCGCCTTGCGATAGCGGCCGCCGCCGCTGGTCGACAGCAGGAAGGGCGGGTCCATGACATCGCAGTCCATCCATCCCAGGGTCGGGCGGATGGCGTAGGCATCGCCCTGATAAAGCGTGGCGACGGTGGTGCCGCCACGCTTTATCTCGGCATTGCCGAAGCGGCCAATGCGTTCGATCGTGACTGTCATCGAACCTGCCCAGCGACCGCCCGCCTTCCGGCGTCGGTTAAGCGGAAGTCCAGTGCATTGTCATTGCCGGCGACTGGACTGGCATTGATCAGGCCGAGTTCCCATGCATCAACCAGTTCGTCACTGTCGAAAGTGACGCGCAGGACGCCGCAATCGGCGATGGCACGGAGCCAGTTGGCGAAGCTGCGTTTCATAGTGCGCGTTCCTCCCTGCGAGCGAGAGTTGCGAGGCGTCCGACAATTGAGTTCCGCTTGCGGCCAAGGGCGCGCGCGATTTCCGCGCCGGATCGGCCTTCACCTTCCAGCTGCAGGATCCTCGCATCTTCTTCTTTCGAGAACCGCCGGACGATATGACCGCCGCGCTTTTCGATCGCACCTGGGCGAACGGTCGAACGTCCGCGCTGGCCCGCGGGAAGGTCCGCGCCCAGAACCAGGCAATGCCACGAAATCGCGCTTTCGCTGATGGCCACGCCCTTGCGAGCAAAGTGCATTCGGATCTGTCCGAGCGTTTTTCCATCTTCGCGCAGGGCGCACATTTCGGCGATCTGGTCTTCGGTGTACTTCTTCTTCGGCATCATGCTTTCCCCTTCAGATCGACCAACAGGGCGATTGCGCGGGCGGCGGCGGTTTCGAGGTGAGCGATTGCGAGGTCGGAAGGGCAACCGGTTTCGATCGCTTCCTTCGTCGCGAGCGCGAAGCTGGCCATTTCGGCAGCTGCTATGGCGCGGTTTCGCGGTTGCTTGATCGGCGCAGCAAGTTGGACCTCGCGGGCCTGAATGACAGCGAGGAAGGCGGCGCGATCGGCAGTTCGGACCGCCACGTTCGTCACTTCGATGTCGGCTTCGCGGCGCGCCTTTATGTCGCTTGCTTTGCCGATCGAAAGGCGAGGGATAGGGCCAATCGCGGTCGGGAGTGTGTGGGCGTTCATGCGGCTTTCCTTCGGTTTTCCTGTTCGATCAGCGCGGCAGTGGTCTTGGCGATGCGCGCTTCTTGCGCGCGCTGTTCTTCGCGCCAGACGCGCATCGCGAGCGCACGGGTCAGGCGGTCTTCTTCGGCCAATTCAGCATCTGTCAGTGGGCGTTTCAGGCGCAGCTTGGCGAGTTCGTCGCGGCGCTGATCCTACAACTGGCGGGCCGCGGTGTGGCGCGCGCTGATGGCGGGGTTGCGGCGCTTCATGCGGCAATCCTTTCTTCGGTCGGGAACAAGTCTTCGAAGGCGGCCAGGAAGCGGTCCTGGGCTTCGTCGGGATGCCAGGCGCGGCCGATGCTGATGCAGCGCAGCCGTTCGCGATCGACGCGATCGAGAACCGGCCAGGCGTCGATATTGCCGACCAGGTCGCGCTGTTCGATCGCCAGAGCCTGCAGGTCGGCCGCCTTGACGGTGTCGCGGCGAAAGGGCGTCCAATCCCAACCGAAGGCATCGGCCAGGCGCGTTTCGAAGCGGGCTTCGATGGCGCGATAGTCGGGCAGCTGGATCTTCAGCGGGCGGGTGATGTCGTGAATGAAGGCTTCTGCCGCGTCATGCATCAGCGCGCAGCGGCGCAGCTGCAGCCCCTTGTCGCCGCCCAGCTGGCGCGCGATCGGCGACACCAGCTTCAGGACCAGGCAGCAATGCTGGGCGATGGTGTAGAATTGGCGGGTCTGGCCGCAAAAGCGCGGCGCGCGCAGGCCGGCGGCGATGTCGATCGGTTTGATGACGCTGCAGTCAGGATCGGCCAGGTCGAGATAGGCGCCCGACAAGAGGGCGATGGCGGTTTCGGTGCGTTCATAGTCGCCGCCCTGGTCTGCAATCGGCAGTTCGCGCTGGTGGAATTCGCCGGCCTGGCAATCGGCGCAGCGCGGCTTGTCTTCGGCCAGCTGCCATCCGGCGGGAAGGCGGCCTTTCGTCCCGTATTCCACAGCGCCACATTCGCATTCGGTCTGGAAGCGCGGGGTCATCGGATTGCCTCCCAGACCAGCCAGGCGACAGCGCCCCACACAGCCAGACCGAGCGCGAGCGATGCCGCCCACATGCGCCAGCTGGCGACATCCTTCTGGTAAATCGACCGCGCCGGCGCGTTGCATCCGCGACAGCGGCAGTCGATCGCATGAATCCGGTTCGGTTTCGGTTTGGTCAGTTGCATGCTGCAGGCTCCCTGCTGGTGTTGGCTGCCGCCGCTTCGGCGCGCAGCTGGTGGGTCAGCCTGGCCAGCGCGACTTGATCGCGCCCAGGCTCCGCATGCCAAGCGAGCGCGATGACGCATTCGGCTTGGGCATGAAGGGATTTCGAGAAACCGCCGGCTTCGGCTGCGATGCCAGCGATGGTGTCGATCGATTGAGCGAGGTAGGCGCGGCGCGCTGCCAGCGATGGGGCGGGCGCAGGTTCGCCCTGGCTGCCGTGGCTGTCGATGAAGGCCCAGTCGGCGACCAGGTCTTCGAAGACCGCGATTTCAAAGGCGGCATCGGCGGCCGACATTTCGCCCGACGCGACCAGCGCGGGGAAGCGGTCCTGGCGCGTGGCGAGCATGCGTCGGGCCATCTTCAGCAGCTGGTCGAAACGGTGGCGGCGAAACGGTGGGTCAGCGGCTTCGATGCGCCCCCAGACCCTGACCGCGCCTTCGCTGGCGGCGGTCATATGATCGGCCCCTTTTCAGCCTGGGGCTGGGCGAAGATCCAGCATTGCTGCGCCTTCGAATTCTCGCCTGGCGGATTGACCGCCTTGCATGCGACCCAGCGCCGCGACTTGGATTCGCGCAACAGCTTTTTCAGCTGGTCGAGCGGCGGCGGGTAGATGCCGGCATGGCGACAGCGGGCTTCGAAATCGGGCAGGTTGATGGCGATGAATTCCATCGCCTTGCGGTGGCGATTGAGCGACTTGCCATCGGCATGGTCGGCATCGCTTTCGCGATCGATCAGATAGTCGACCTTTTCCCAGAAATCCGCGACCATCGGATGATCGCCGCCGGCCGATTTCTGGCGGTCGAGCGCCATGCGGTCGGTTTCGGCGATGGCGGCGTCAATCCATTCGCGCTTGCAGCCTGGAAACAGCTTGGGCAGCGCGTCGAGCGCGGCGGCCAGCTGGCTGTGGCATTTGATCGGGCGGGCGTTCTCGAGCCCGTCGACCCGCTTGCCCATGTCGTCATCGTGGAATTTGAAGCGGTCGAAGAAAAATTCGAGGAAGGCTTTTTCCTTGCGCGCGATGTGAACGATGGTCCCGCTGCAGTCTTCGACCGGCCAGGTTTCGAGCCGGTTGGCGGCTTCCTTCGTGCCTGGTCCCCAAAGCGACTTGTCGATCGCCATCGACATCAGGCGTTCGAGAACCGCGGGGATGGCGCTGATGCGTTCGTTCTGCATCAGGTAGATGCTGCCCAAAAAAGGCGGTTCTTCGGTTTCGAAACCGCCCGACTTGCGGCCGATGCCGCGCGGGCTTCGGCCGTTATAGAGAACCAGCAATTCGTTCGGGTCGAAGCGGCGATTATGGCTTTTGCCATCGTCGCCGCGGCCGCTTTCGATCAGGCCGACCGGCAGGTTCGAAACCTTGACCATCGACCGCGCGAGGAAGGCGGGCGTGGCCTTGTTCGGGTCGAAGCCTTCATATCCGACGCGACCGAATAGCTTCCAAAGGAATTCGACCAAGGTGGACTTGCCCGACCCTGGCGGGCCGGTGATTTCGAGAAAGCCCAGCGATTTATGCTTTTCGCGGATCTGGACCGCGAACAGCGACATCGACCAGAAGGCCAGCGCGATCATCCCGCGCGGGCCGTAGGCGGCCCAAAGGTCTTCCAGCCAATCGAAGCGCAGCTGGTCGGCGTCATAGTCGACATGCAGCATGCGTTCGGCGGTGCGCAGCTTCACCGCATGGGTGCCGACATCGAAATAGCGTTCGGCGTTTTCCTTGATGACGCGGCCGTTCGCGACCGCGAGGTCGCCCAAGACATAGGCGCCGTGGTCTTTCGAATATCCGGTGAACCCGATCGGTTCGACGACTTTCAGCCGGCGGGTCTGGTTCTTCATCAGGCGGTCAAGCTGTTCGCCCGACCCGCTCCACATTCCCGCGAATGCCATCAGGCGCTTCTTGAATTCGCCGGCATTGGCGCAGGCCGATGATGAGAAGCGCGCCTTCACCGATTGCGCGCGATCGGGAAAATCGATCTGCAGGAAATAGGTGGTTTCGTCGGCAATTTCGTCGCGTTCGCGGTAGAGCAGCCGGAAGGCGCAGTTCGCGATTTCGGTCAGGTTGATCTGGCTGCCGCCGGTGTCTTCGTCGGTCTTAACGTGGACCCAGAAGATGCGGTTGCCGTGGCGCATGTCGAAGCTGGACATGGCGCGGGCGCGCTTCTGGGCGCGGTCGACGATAAGCCGCGCTTTCTGCATCGGCGTTTCGGCGATGGTGATCGCGCCATTGTGGAGATATTCGGCGATCGCCTTTTCGCCCAGCGGGCCATCGGCAGGGTCGCCCTTGAAGCCCTGCTGGCGCAGCAGCAGGTCGTTCCAATCTAGTTTGGTTCCCTCGCCATCGGGGCGAACCTGGGCGGCGGTTGCTTCCCAGCCTTCGCGCAGGGCGCGTTTGATATGCTTCTTCGCAAAGGTGACGCCGGCGGCACCAACATCGAAGGCGAAGACCAGCTTCGGCCTATCGGCCTGGCCCTTGTCGGCCAGATATTTCGCCAGGTCGCCCAGGAAGTGTTCGGGATATGGATTGACCGACATGTTCGACACAGCGGTCAGGCCGGCCATGTTCAATGCGACAGCGTCAAAAATGCCTTCGGCGATCCAGACCTGGTCGGCCTTGGCGATCGCGGCAAGGTCGAGCCTGTTGGGCATCCAGCAATGGCCTGACCAGCTGCCGCCATATTTGAAGTGCGCCTTCTTTTCGAAGCGCCCAGGCTTGTCGATGATGCGTTCCCAGTAGGAATCGCCGACAGGGAAGCGGACGGTCGCGCTGGTGGCGCCGGTCTTGCGGTCCTGGAAAACTTCCTGGGTGAAGGTGCCGCGCAGGTAGCGCATGTCGAGCCCGCGTTCGTGCGACAGGTAGGCTTCGGCCGCCGCGTCGGGGTTCGTTTCGGTGGCAGGAAACCGCTTCGACCAGTCTTCGAACAGTTCGGGCAGCAGGTTGCGGACGCTGTCTTCCCATCCGCATCGATCGAAGCGACCGCATTTGACCATCTTCGGATCGACCGCGGCAGTGAAGGCTTCGTTCTTCCCGCATTGCGGGCATTTGCCCTGCTGCAGCCAGCTGCCGCCGACCTTCTTGAACCCGAATTCGCGCTTCAGGCCTTTGATGATGTCATCGGCCAGGTTCATCGCGTAGCGGCTTCCAGCAGGGCCAGCGCCATGTAACCGCCGAGAAACAGGCCGGCGTATAGTGAGCCGCGGTCGACGATGGTCTGGATGGTTTGCATAATTCCCCCTTCGACTGCGGTGCAGTCGCGCGTGATTTCGTGTTCTTGGCTTGCTGCCGGTCAGCCGGCAGCGGCGACCTGGGCGTCGAAGAATGTCGGCGAATCTCGATCATCCTCGCCACTGGGCGGGACGACATGCGGGACTTCTTCGCGGGGACAGACCGGCAGTTGCAGATCGGGCCGATCGATGTTTCCTTCGACCAGCGTGTGCACGAAGACGATGTCGGCGCGGTAGATATGGCCGCATCCCGAATTCGTGCAGTGGCAGGTCATCTGCGTGACGGTTGGCGTCGGGCGTTCGGACCGGCGCACGAAACTGGGCTGGTCACATTTCGGGCAAGGCAGGAAACAGCCCGCGCCCGACTTTCGCCCGCCAGGCTGCAGCCGGAATTGCATTTTCGCTTCGACCATCGGCCCCTTGATCAGACCGCCTCCCTCGCCGCTCATTGTTCGTGTTCTCCCAGTCCGGCCAGGCAATCGGTCAGCTTGTCGATCGCTTCCTGGACTTCCTTGCGCGCGCGGCGGGTGGTGTCCCCGCAGCCGACATTGGTGCTGGCATCCAGCATCGCGGAAATGGCTTCTCCCGCCTCTTTCGCGGTGTCGCCGGCCAACCGGACGAGGTCTGCCCGATCATTGCGCGCAGCCATTTCGAGCCGGAGGGCGAACAAGCGATGGAAAGGCGCATGGTCGCCGCCATCCGCGATGAAAGCGCGGTCGAGCCGTTCGGCATCGATCAGGCGTATTTCCGTTTCGCAGTCTGGATCCGACCAGAGGCGAACAGTTCGGTCGGTAACGCCGCACAGCGCGCCACAGCGATCCCATCCGATACGGGCCGCGATAACGGTAAGGGCGGCGTGATAGGTGAGGGGTTCGCGGCGCTTCGTCATCGTGCTGCCCCGTCTTCGCCTTCGACAAGGTCAGCGATCGGACGGGCTTCCCCATCAAGACAACCATCGATCAAAAAGCGGGCAATCCGTTCGGCAGCGGCGAGAACCGCCTGTGTGTCGCTCTTATCGGCGGCATTTTCGAAAGCGATGCCGATGGCATGACTGCGCCAATCGAAAAGTTCAGCTTCGGACCGTGTCGTCGCGGGATGCTCAGAACGGCCGGTCGGTCGGACGATACTCAAGCGCGACCAGGTCAGCAGCCGTTCTGCAGAGAGTTTGAATTCGGCGGATGCAATGCCGCGAAGGTCGCCACGAATGCCATTCATGGTTTCGCGGACTTCGACACGAATACCTTCGACAGTTTCGGTGGCCGCGCTGGCCGCTTCTTCGCGAACAAGTTTGCGAACGGATTCTTCCAAGCCGCTCATTGTCCAGCGACCTTCGTTCCAAGGCCGCGTTTGAAATCGACCCCGTGGAAGCGGTCGCTATGCTGAACATCATGACAGGGGACAGTATCGTTTTGACCGGTGGCCATCTCGCAAGCGCGCATTGCCCGGCGATCTTGCATGGTTTCGCGCGGGTAAATGTCGGGCCGCAGCGCGTGGCGAGAAACTCCTGTCGCTGCCTCGGCGCGCAACACAAACTCGGCAGGCATCCGTTTAGAGGACTGAATCCATTTCCAGACGGCAGTGGGGCTGACCTCGCAAATCCTTGCCAATTCGGCTTGGGTTCCAGCGGCTTCAACGGCGGCTTCGAGAGCCTCGAACGGTGTTTGAGCATCAATCATGGTTGCCGTATCGCAACCAAGGTTGATTGTGTTAACAACCAGATTTGTCTTTGCGCAATAAACTAAAGTTGCGATTGGGGGGCATGGACATAGGAGACAGAATAAAGGAGCGGCTCCGCGCTCTCCGAATGTCTCAAGCGTCTCTGGCGCGCGAGGTTGGAGTCACGCCTCAAGCGATCAGTAAGTTGGTCGCTGGGGGCAGCGCTGGATCAGCTAAAGTTTATCTCATTGCTCGAGCGCTCGAGACGACGCCGGAATATCTGCTTGGAGAAAGCGACGATCCCGAAGGATCAGTCCCGTCTGTCTCGAGCGATGAACGCATTCTCGAGATCCCAGTGCTGGACATGGAATATGGGATGGGCGCGACGTATCTCGAGAATGTCGATCCGGAAGTTCGCCTTGAGCCCTTTCCGCTGTCGTTCATTCGCCGATTTTCGAAGGCCCGCGCGGATCAGTTGTTCATCGCTGAAGGCCTGGGTGACAGCATGTCACCAACGATCGGCACCAATGACCTGCTACTGATCGATCGCAGTGCTGACACGTTACGTGTCGCGGACCAGATATGGGCGTTCAGTTTCGGGGGTGCGGGCATGGTCAAGCGTCTAAGGCCGCGACCCGATGGCAGTATTGCGATCCTGTCCGACAATCCGAGCGTGGCAGAGGATAAAGCGGTCGATGACGAATTGTTCTTGATCGGGCGGGTCGTCGCCATTGTGAGGAAGGTTTGAGGAGGGTCAAATGAAGGCATTTAGCGGTGTGATATTCATGCTGGCAGCCACGGCATGCAGCGAAAGCCAAACTACGAGTAACCTGCCGCAGGAGAGCGATGTATCCGCCCAGATTACTGCCAGCGACGCCGAAGGGTACACCCAAAAGTTGCTGGATGCGGGCCTGCCAATCTCTCGTATTGTTGTGGTCTCGGAAGAGACTGACGAGAACCAAATGATGGGACGCCCCGGACAGTACACGAGCAAGACGTACTTCGTAGACGAAAGGCACGTTGGCGAAGGTTTTGATCCAGACGAACAGAATACCATCGAGGTCTTCGCTAGCGCGGATGCGGCAGCGAAACGACGCGAATACATTCAGAGCGTGATCGATGAGATGCCGATGTTTAACCAATACATCATTCAAAGTGGGGCAGCGGTTCTAAGGCTCGACAAGTCGCTCACCCCTGCAGAGGCACGCGAGTACGAGGCTGCCTTCGGGTCCTAGACGCTTTCCATTTCGATCGACTGGCGCAGGCCGTTCGCATCCATGTCGGTGCGGATGCTTTCGAGCAGCCAGCTGGCGCCATCGATCTTGTCGTTCCATCCCGCCAGCGCGATGCGCCCGTCGACCTGCAGCGCGGGATTGGCGATCGCCAGGTCATAGCTGAAGGAATAGGGCTTGCGCTTGGCGCGCGACAACGCGGCCTGCGCGGCCTGGCGCGCTTCGCCTTCGGTCGCATACACCCGTTTCAGCTTCAGCCGGTTGTCGCCGCCGATCTTGACCGTCTTGCGCTGGCCGGCGTCCATGTCCTGCCATTGCGCGCTGGCGCCATCGTAATCGTCGCGATCGGCCTGCGCCCAGCGCCAGGTCCAGCCATCTTCGCGGCGCAGCTGGAATTGATCCAGCGGGGTGCCGCCGGCGGTCGCCGACTGACCGATCGGCAGGAACAGCAGCTTGCCATCCTTCCAGGTCGCGATCGCATCGAAGCGGCGGCCTAGGTCGGCGACGAAAGCCAGGTCGCTTTTGCCTTCCTGTTCGATCGGGCCGGTCGCCTGGCCGCGCAGCGCGGGGTCGACCCTGGCTTCGCGGCCGTGGCGCTGCGCGACCAGGTCCAGGATCTGCCCCAGGGTCATGTCGACATAGCTGACCGTGCGCCGCTGGCGCAGGCTGCCGGTCATGTCGGCCGATCGCGCGCGAATACGGACCATGTCGGGCGGTCCCGATGCTTCGACTTCGTCGACGGTGAAGCGGCCCTTGTCGACCAGGCCGGTAGGCAGGCCTTCGCCCGCTTCCCAGCCCAGCGCCAGCAGCAGGACCGCGCCAGGTTCGGGCAGCGCCAGCAGCCCGTCAGTGTTCTGCAGCGTCAGTTCGAGTTCGTCGGCTTCGGCTTCGCGCTTTTCGGTCAGCGACAGCGAAACAAAGCGCGGGTTGATCTTGTCGGCAAGGTCGCCGCCGCCATCCAGCTGCAGGCGAATGCCGGCCTTGCGCGCGGTCATGCCGCCGGTCCTTCGACCTTGTCGTCGCCGCGTTCCAGATCGATGCGAAATCCGACCTGGCGCGGGGCGCCGCCGGCCATGATGGCGCGTTGTTCTTCTTCCATGCGGGTGATGCGGTAATGCCCCCAGACGCGGCCCTGGCCATCGACCAGCGGATGCGTGTCGCCTTCGTCGGCCATGGTGGCGAGCGTTTCGAGCGAGGAAAAGCGCGCGCCAAGTTCGGGGACCAGCAGGCCCGACAGGCTGATGGTTTCCGGTCCTGGCCCGACATATTGCGCCGCCGGCCTGGCGCCGTGGCGATCAGCGGTCGCATGGCGCCATTCGCGCGAGCGGGTCAGCGCCTGATAGGGCGCGCTATCCATCCCGAATACAAACATGCCCAGCGACATCAGTTCGCGGGCGGTGGGCGGTGCTGAAGCCATTAGTCGCGGTCCCTGTAGCTGCGCCGTGCCGCGCTGGTCTGGCGGCGGGTCAGTTCGTCGGCGACCCGCTGCGCCAGATCCTGCGCATTCTCGCCAGGCTGCTGGTGGATGTGGATGGTGATGGGCGCGCCGCCTGCTGCCTGGGCGGTTCCTGCGTCCGGCCGCGCCGCCAGCGCGGTGGGCGCCATGGCCATCGACCCTGCAGCGACCGCGCCGGCGGCCAGCTTGCCGGCCGCGCCCGCCACGCGCCGGCGCTGGCGATCGAGCCCGACCGCCATGCCTTCGCCGGTGTGCGCGCCGATCTGCATGAAAACGCGGCTAGGGCTCTTGATGCCCAGCAGGTTCTTGGCCTTGGCGATGCCGCCCATGACGACTTTCTTCAGCGCGTTCCATACCGCGACATGCGCACCGGCGATGCCGCGCGCGAGCCCCAGGACCAGATCCTTCCCGATCGACAGCATGCGCCCGCCCAGGCCGGTGATGAAGGCAACGCCCTGGCTGAAGGCGGCCTTGATCTTGTCCCAGTTCGCATAGATCGCATATGCGGCCGCGCCGATCGCCAGGACGATGGCGGTGATGACCAGGACAATCGGGTTCGCCATCATCATCAGGCCGGCCTGGACAACGCCGCGCGCCAGGAACAGCGCGGCGGTGCGCAGACCCAAGAAGATCTTGCCGACCAGGCCAACCTTGCGCGCGAAGGCGATGAAATTAGCGGCCGGCCCCAGGAAACCGCCAAAGGCGATGCGCGCCGCGCCCAGGCCCAGTTTGAAGACCGCCAGCCCCGCCGCGAGTTTCATGATGGTGCTGGCTGCACGCGGATTGGCTTGAGCCCAATCGCCAACGCGTGAAGCGAAATTGGCGATCATGGTCATCGCTTCAGTGGCTGGCGGTAGCAACTTTTCACCCAGGACGATTGCCAGCGAAGCAATGCTACCCTTGAAGGCTTCCCAGTTGGCCATCGCGTCCTTGGCGACGCGCTGGTTGAAGGCTCGATCAACGGTGCCGCTTGCCGCCAGAGCATCGGCCCTGATCTTTCGATATTCAGGAAGGTTCTGCAGCAGAGCCATCATGCCCATTCGGGCCTGCTGATCTTCGAAAGCGAAGCCCAGCTTGTCCATGTCGCCGCCGGTCGCCTGCTTCGTCACCAACGCGATGGCTTCGAGCGAGGAATAGCCTTCATCGGTGAGTTTTTTCATGGCAGCCGGCAGGTTGACACCGAAGTTCTTTTCGAAGGCGCGGATAGTGGCTGGCGCGTTGATCTTCGCCAGCAGGTTCTTGATATTGTTTCCGGCCTCATCTTCGCTACCGGCCGTCTTCATGGCGACCTGCAAAGCAGCGGACAGATCGGCGACCGCGGGCGCGCCCTTTTCACCAAGGGCCTGCATCTGGGCAGTGAGCGCGGGGAAATGCCGCGCCATGTTCTTCACTTCGAAAGCGCCGGCGTTTCCGGCCGAAGCCATGATGTCGAAGATCCGCGCAGTCTGGGATGCCGGAACCTTGAGATTGCTGATGCTCGCGTAGGCGGCGCTCGCCGCATCCGGCACATCGACTTTGTACGCGGTCGCGATGCGCCCCGCTGGGCCCATGATATTTTCCGCCGCGCCGAGGCCCAGGCTATCACCGCCCTTCGCGAGTAACAGGTCGAGCCCTGCCCGAATATCCTCTGGCATGCGCTTCGCATTTTTGGCCATCGTGATGACGCGGCTCGACAGCCTAGCAGTAGCGGTATCGGTCAGGTTCGCTTTTTGCTGGATGTCGACCATGCCACTGGAAAATTCGCCTGCTGACTTGGTGGCGAGGATCAGCGGCGCGGCCAGGCCGGCGCCGACCGCGATGTCATCGCGGCCCTTGGCCATCATGTCTTCGCCGCGGGCGCGCAGCGCGCGGCGGTCGCCTTCGATGGCGTTCAACCGCTTGCGCTTTTCAAGGTCGCGATTGGTGCTTTCGATCGCGCGTTCCAAGTCGCGTTCGCGCTGCGCCAGCTGGGTGATGTTGCCCGATGCGCCGGCCATTTCGCGTCGGACATCGCGCAGCTGCGCTTCCAGCTTGCGCCCTTCGCCGCGCAGTCCGCCCAGCGAACGCGAGCCCTTGCGACCCAGCTGCATGATGTTGCGAAGGCTGCCCGACATCTTGTCGATGCCGACGAAATTGACCAGCAGCGACAATTTGTTCGACATATTTTCGGTCCTATCGCTTCGCTACATCAGGACGGGGCGTCCATCTTCAGTCTTTGCCGGCACGGTGGGCGTTCCACCAGGAAACCGCCTTGCCGTGCCAGAATATCAGGTCATCGGCGGTCAGGGCTTCCAGCTGGTCGAGCGGCCAATGGAAGATGCCGGCGATGTCCGCGATCAGGTCTTCGGCTGATGCTCTGCCATCATCGCTTCCATCACCATCACTTCCCCCTTCGTCATAAAAAAACCGCGGATGGCTCCGGCGATTTCGGTGAAATCATCGGCATCCAGGTCGGCGACTTCGGCTTCGGTCAGGACAGGGTCGCTGATGCGCGGGGTCAGCTTGATCAGCGCGGTGACGTCCATCCCGACGACATCGCCCATCGACAGGCCGCGCAATTCGCCCGCCTTGGGCTTGCGCAGCTGCAGCTGGGTGATTTCCTTGTCGCCGCGGATGATCGGCTGCGACAGGGTGACGGTTTCGAAGACTTGCTTCTTCGCGGTCGGGGCGGGCGTCGTTTCGGTTTCGGTGTCGGCCATGCGGGGTCTTTCCTGTTTGCCCTATCGCGCCGTGCGCTGCTTGAGGGCGGGTGATGGTTCTGGCGCTCAAGCAGGCCAAAGGCCGGTAGCGCCGACAAGAAACGGGGCGTGGGGTGGGCTGGCCAGCCAGGGGAGGGTTCAACCGGCCAGCCCGTTTTCCAGCGACCGGCTGCCCCGCAAAAGGTCCGGCCGCCGAAAGGTCAAATCAGTTGGCGATGATGGCCATGATCTCGGCATAGCGGTCGACGCCATCGACCAGGAATTTGCCCGCGATCATGTCGATTTCGACTTCGACGCGGCCATCGACTTCGCGGCGATAGTAGGACAGCGGAACGGTGTATTCCTGTTCGGTGTCGTCGCCAGGCTTGGCGGTGCCAGGCGAAATTTCGGTGAAGCGTCCGCCGATATAGCATTCGACTGCCTGTGCTCCGGTGCCATCGTCGGCCTGATAGGCGCCGGTCAGGCGAACGCGGACGCCATCAACCTGGGTGGTGCCGAATTTGCGGATCAGGCCGACTTCATGCCCGCCCATCTTCAGCTTCGCTTCCATGCCCTCCAGGCCCATGTCGATCTTGACGGGGCCGAGCATGCCGGCGCCGCGATAATCCTCGGTCGCAATCGCCAGCGGCGGTTCTTCGAATTCCGACGCGCGGCCCAGGTAGCCCTGGCCATCGACGTGGATGTTCATGTTCTTCAGCTTCTTGGGGATTCCCATGATGGTGTTCCTTTCAATCCTACCGCTTCGCTACTTGAGGATGCGGCCCTTTCGCGGGTCTAGATGGTCAGCAGGCGTCGGCGATCAGACCAGCTGGTCGGCGAAGTTCGAATAAAAGAAATCAGTGATGACCAGGTTGACGTTCGGGTTCTCGAGCGGCGCGGCCGGCGTGAATTCGACGCGGAAGCGCGGGCGGCCGGCGGCCAGTTCCTGCGCGGAATTATCGGCCGGATCGAAGAACATTTCGGCGCCGATGATCTTGCCTTCGACCGCCAGCTGGCGAAAGCGCGCGTTGCCGGTTTCGATCATATCCTTGACCAGACCGTTGGTCATGGGTTGGTCGAGATAAGGCGAGACGATTTGTTCGATGACCGCCTGCAGCGCATGGCTGGTGCGGACCGCGCTTTCGAAGACGAATTCGGGCGATTGCGCGGGGTCGGCGCAGGTGCGGTTGCCCCAGAAGCGGAAGCCGTTCTGGCGGACCATGGTGGTCACTTCCTTGGCATTGAGCAGGCCGGCGGCGGTGGTCGGGTCGGTCAGGTCGAAGTGGACGTCATGTTCCAGGCCGGTGACGCCGACCAGGGGAATATTGGACAGCGTCTTGTGCCATCCGGTCTTTTCATCGATCTGCGCACGAAGGCCCAAAGCCCGCGCGACATTGTCGCCGCCGCCCTGGGCGGTGTCGGGCCAGATGATCATCAGTTCGCGATGCGCAAAATTGCCGCGATAGGTGATCGCTTCAGCTTCGGTCGCGGCGGGGGTCGCGCCATCATCGCCCTTCGCGCCAGCATAGACAAAGCCGCGCAGCTTCTTGGCCAGGCTGACCATTTCTTCGACGACTGGCTGACTGTCGAGCCCCGGCGCGCCGATGATCTGCGGCTTGACGCCCAGCGCGGTGGGGGCGGCCAGCAGCGCCTGCAGGCCGGTGTAGGAATTGCCATCGGTCGCGCCGATGACATTGGTGTCGGTGTCAGCCTGGTCCGCGCCTTCTTCGACGCGAACGACGACGACGATCGGGGTCGCCTGGTCGCCGATCGCGGTCAGCGCAGGGCCAAGCGTGCCGCCATCGCCGGCCATCGCGTCGACATTGCCCGAAATCAGGACCGGTGTGTTAAGCGGGAAGGCCGCGTCCAGATCGGCCTGCGCCTGCGCGTCGCCGGTGGTGGTGGCGGTAGCCACAAGGCCGATGACTGCCAGGGATACTGCGCCGAGCGCGCGGGCGCCGGCGGCGGATTCGGTTAGGGTCAGGCCGTGGTGGAACATGGGGCGATTTCCTTCAGCTTGCGGACGCGGGGCGCGCGCCCTGGGTGATGTCGATGGGGATGGTCAGGGTGGTGAGCGAATTGGCGGGCGGCAGGTCGCGCCGGCGGCCTTCGATGCGGATCGCCAGGCGCCCTTGCGCGGAATTGCCATCCAGCGAAACGCGGGTCAGCTGCAGGCGCGGTTCCCAGCGGCGCAGCGCGATGGCAGTCGCGGCGCGCATCAGCATGCCGGTGGCGCCGTTAATCGGTCGGTCGATCAGTTCGAACAGCAGCGACCCATAGTCGCGGCGCATGACGCGGCTGCCCAGCGGCGTCGACAGGATGTCGCCGATCGATTGCGCCAGGTGCGCATCGCCCGAAAGCGTTTTTCCGGTGGTCCTGTCCATGCCGATCATGCTGACCAGCAAAGCAGCCCCCGCGCGCGAAACGCCAGCGGCGGCAGCGGTGGAAGGGAATTCCACCATGCTGCCGCCGCATCGATCGCATCGCTCGTGGGTTTATTGGGGTTTGCCCGACTTGTCGGTCCCTGCCTTGACCGCGCCATGAACGTGATCGGTCAGGCTGATGCCATCCGCTATCACATCGTCGGCGGCGGTCAAAGTCTCGCTGACATCGACCTTGCCGGTGATGCTGACATCACCTTCGATGGTGACGTTTCCGCGCAGCGTGATGCCGCCAGGCGCGTCGATTTCGGCGGTTCCGCCGGCGGGCAAGATCGCCTTCAGTTTACCCGCTTCGACATCGTAAGTAATGCGCGCGCCATCGGCGAATTCGATCATTTCGGCGGTGGTCGAGCCCAGCGGCGGGAAGGCGTCCTGTACCAGCCCCATGACTGCGACCGCCGCGCCGACCTGCCCGTCGGGTGACAGCAGCAGAACCTGTTCGCCCACGCTGGGCGGCGACCAGGTACGGGTCAGGCCGGCGCGCGGGGCCAGCCAGCGGATCGGCGGGGTCTGCGCGGGCGCATCGTCTTCGGGGTCACCATAGCGGACGACGCATCGCGCGGCGGCGAGGTCGACCGAAACAACGTTTCCGATGCGGACCAGGCCGGCAATGTCGGCGGGTATGTCTTCAGGCTGCGGCGGGGCGAAAATGGTCATTGCGGCGATCCCTGTTCGGATTTCTTCTTCGATTCGGCTTCCAGCTGCAGCGCCAGGTCGCGACCCGCTTCGGCCTTGATGGTGTTGATGGTGCAAAGGCGGATGTCGGCCGCCGGAACCAGGACTAGGCTTTCGGCGGTTCCTGCTGCGCCTTCCAGCCCAGCAGGCTGGCCAGCGTTTCGGGCATCCAGCTGGGGCGTTCGACCGGCTGCTGCAGAATTTTCGGCGGCGTTATCTTCGGCGCCGGTTCGGGTTGCGCAGCGCGTATTTCGACCCGCTTCGGCCCGCATGCCGCCAGCAGCGACAAAGCGATCAGCAGCGGCCAGCGCGGCTTCCAGTTGATCGGTTGCATTCTCGTCAATCCTTTCCGCTATTTCGCGATAGGTCTTTTCGTGTTGGACGCGCGCCGCGCGCGCCTGGTCGGCGGCCCGTTCCTGGGCCGCGATCATGTCTTCGATGGTTGTCTGCCTCGCCCCCGCGATTTCAATCCAGCCTGTCATCGACAGCGGCCAGACCTTGAAGCCTTCCAGCCTGGCGGTCTGAATCGCCAAGCCGATGGCCAGCGCCGTTAGAAGCAGCAGCGTGAACAATAGCCGAATGCCCTTCAGCGTGATGCCGGCGGCGAAGACTTGCGGCGGCGCGATCATGCCGAGCCCCCGCCGGTGCGCCGCTTCCCGTTACGTTCCATTTTCCATCCTTCCAGCCAGATGCCCGCGCGCCGAATCGTCGGCCGCGGACCGATGCCGCAAAGCGCGGCGTGTAGGAAAATCGAAACCGCCAGCGCGCTGGCCGCGAAGACGACCGCGGCGGTTTCGGGCGCCATCAGGCGTTGCCCTTGACCGGCTTGCCCAGCGGGCATTTGCCGAAGACGACCAGCGGCGAAAAGCGGTTCGCCAGACCGCGGCCGGCGATCGGCGCGGTGCGAATTTCGAAATGCAGATGCTGGTCGTCTTCGGCCATGCCGCGCGCGTTGCCGCTGCTGCCGGTCAGGCCGATGCGTTGCCCGCGCGCGACCTGGTCGCCGACTTTCACTTCGGCGCGCGAAAGGTGGCAGTAGGCGGCGAACAGGACATCGCGATCGCCATCCCCGTCGAAATCGTGTTCGAAGCGCAGGATGATCTGGCGGCCATAGGCGCCCTGGTTGCGGACCATGACGATCTGCCCGTCAGCGATCGCGAAGCATTCCGAGCCGTTGCGGGCTTCGAAATCCCAGCCCTGATGCGGACGCCGCGAACCGTCGCGGTTGCGGCGCGTCATGCCGAAGGTGTGATTGACCAGGCCGCGGCGGATGCGGTTTGTCTTCAGCGGCCAGCAGATCGCAGGGTTCATGGGGTATCGCTCCAATGGGGTGGGGGGACGTGCCGCATGATGTGGACGAAGCGCCACGCGGCGTAGAAAATCAGGACGACATCGCCCAGCTGGCGCAGCAGCGGAACCGATGTTCCGGTCAGCCAGGCATCGATCTGCCCGACGCCCAGAAGCGCCAGGGCAAGGCCCAGCAGCCAGGTCTTCCACGCGCGCCAGGTGCCGATGCGGCGCAAGGCGGGCGCGGCGTGATGCCACAGCAGGATGGCGACGGTTATTTCGAACAGGCCGGTCAGCAGGTGCATCAGTTCCATCAGTCTTTCCCCCCAGGAAGGCGGAATTCGGAAGGCAGCTTGCCGGCGCGCGCGACTGCGCCCTTCCCGAAGCTGGCGAGGCATCCGCCAATCCAGCGCGAGCTGGCGCCGGCCAGCGCCAGGACCAGCTGCAGCGGCCAGGCGGCAAGGCCGAAGGGCAGATGCGGGTGGGCGATGGCAGCGACCAGGCAGACGACCAGGCCGGCGAACAGCGACGACCAGACGGTCAGGCGACTTTCCGGCGGTGTAAAAAGCATGGAAGCATAGGCGGCCGCCAGGCCGACGATCATGCCGCCGATGAGATCGGGCAAGGGCGCAGCCACGCCCAGCGCCAGAGCGATCCAAACTAGGACGCCTTTCATTTCAAATCCCATCATGAGATTGACTCCGAACTTCCACTTGATGCTAGTGGTGTCGCCAAATCTGTCCCGCCTTGGTTAATAGCGCCATTCCAGTCGCTGAACGTGAGGGCAGGGCCGAAGAAGATGGCCACAAAGCGGGTCATTTCGTCCACTCATTGCCTGAACTCGGCGCGATGGTCGCGATGACCTTGGCCGATGCAGTGTTCCCCATCGTTCCGCTTTCGCCGGGGGCAACCGCGAAGGATGCGGACAGAGAACCGTCAGAATTGACCACCGCTCGCGTGACTACGCAGCGCAGCGCCCCGGCTTGAGTGGTCGCGTCCTGCAACTGGATCGTTACGTCGTTCACATCGCGGGCAGGAAACGGGATGGTGAACGCCTTTCGGCGCAGGCCAAGCGTATCCCATACCGCCGCACTTATCGTTCCGTCTGACTTTGCGCCGCCGCCAGTGGTGGAAAAATTGACTGTCGCGGTGCGCTGCACAATGTCGATCAGGCGATTGGGTGCAAGGTTGGGTGTGTAATCGTCTGAGAATTCGATGTGCGAAATATCACTGACCGCCGCAGTGATTCCGGGGGCAGTGTTGACCGTGCAATAGAACCGGCCCGTCGAACTGATGACGGGCGGCATGACCACCGTGCGCCACGCCCCGCCGAACTGCGAAGGTGGCAGTTCGGGCAGGAAGTTGCCAATCGAAGTGAGAGCGCCGTTCGTCTCGACCCGGTATATGGTAAGCGATAAGTGGCGGCCATCGGCGTTGTTCGTTGAAGCCGTCCGCATCCGAAATTTGGGGAACAGCGTTTCGCCGGGAGCGCCTCCAAAGAAGAACTCCATCGACCCCGCGCTTGCATTGATAAACCGGACGTAAGGCGCACCGTCTGCCGTTTGAAGCGTAACCCCGCCGGGTAGCCGGTAGCCTGCGGAGTCCTGCTGAAACGATCCATTGCGCAGCCGATTTTGAGAAACTGCCTTGCGCACCGCCAAGCCGGTGTTGCTATCCATCGAGCCGGTGAGATGAAAGATGGCAGTGCCAAAGGACGTAGCGGCAACGTCGAACGCGGTCTTGAACTCAGAGTAAGTGTATATGTCGAAATTGCCCGACCCTGCAGAGGCAATGGCCGTCGCATAATGACTGTCGCCATCAGAGCCGATATTAGATCGGAGATTCCCCACGATGACCTGTCGCACCGTGAAGCGTTCGATTGTCGCACCGCCTGATTGCTTGCTCCAGAAACAGACGAGATCGCTGATGGGGGTCTCGGTCCCGTTAAGCGCAACCCGGCCTGTCTTGTCGCGAGCAAACAGGAACCAACCTTCGCTTCCCGTTCCGCCCTGCGCTGCGGCCTGCGCGTAGGAAAGCGACTTCACAATCGTCGGCGCATTGAGCGTGTAGGGCAGAATGTCATGCACCCGCCAGGCACCGCCCGCCAAGGCGCGCTTGTAGAACAGCGTGACCTTGTCCTGATAGTTTTCCTCGTTGCGGGTGATGACATTCAGATCACCGTCCGCCGTCTCGCAGAACGCGGCTTCGTTGCCTGGCCCGATCTCCTCGACATTGAAGGTTGCCCAATCGGTCGTTGTGACGAAGTGGCAGGTGTTGGTGAGGTCGTAGGCTACAAAAGCATAGGTGCCGTTTGAGAGCAGTCGAACGTCCGACTTCACCGCCTTGATCGGCGCCGGGAGTGTGACCGCGTTGGTCAGACCGGACGCGGGGCTTGCCGGGTCAAAGTCGAACACTTTGGCCGACGCGTTGCCTGCGAGATAATCGCCGTCCCACTCGAACATGACGACCTTGAACTTGCCGCCTACCAGAATGGCGTTGCCGTAGTCATCGCGCAGGACGTTGGGATCGCGGGGATCGACGCCGTTGGCCTGATAGACAACGTGCCTCGCTTCCACCGTGGGATCGGCAATGTCCCGTATTGCCAGCTTCAGCCGTGCGTTGTTGCCAATCGGCGTAGGTTCCAGATGGCCCACGCCCTCGCGGTAAAACACGTAATCCTTGCCGGAATACCGAACAGCGGACGGGAAGGCGTGGTTGTTCTTGCCGTTGGCGACTTCGGAAATAAGCCCAACCTTGGGCGTAGGATTCTCGCGTGCATAGGTGGGCAGTTCGCGTTCCTGCGCTTCGATGAAGCTCTTTACCGCCGCGATGTTGTCCGATGCGCCTAACTCCGCGCCAAACATACCGGGGGTGCGCGGAACATTGTTGATGACCGGATCGACCTGCGCCTTTTTCGAATAGGTTTCTTCGGCATAGACGCTGTTGACCAGCGGCGCTGCCTCAACCGATCCTCCCACCGTGCGTTGATAGCGCGTGTAAGTTTCCGGCGTCGTGCCAATGGGGACGCGAAAAAACTGCCCTTCGGTCGTCGCGGCTTCCCCCGCCGCTTGGCTAGCGTAAGCACGGCCGCTGAACTCTTCAGCGAAAGCCGCCGCCGTTTCGGCGCGGATATTGGCGGCTTCAGTCAAGTCGCTAACGCTGGTTTTGTAGGTTTTCGAGCCCTTCACAATCGGCAGTTCTTCGTCGCCTGCCGGTGGCCCCAAATTCGGAAGCGAACTGATGCGTGCCATTTTTCTTCTAACCTTTCGTGCTTCGGGGCCATTCAGGACGTGTCTTCGGATCGAATTTGCGAATTGCGGCTTCAGTCGCAGCCCCGACAGCGGACTCGATTTTGTCGCTGGCCGCGCGGATGGCATCGATCTGGTGGAACCGCGCCCGGCCTTCTTCGTTGGGCGTGCGCAGATCATTCAGCTGCCGCCATTGCGGACTTACAAGATCGATGCGGCGCTGCGCTTCGCGCTTGACCTGCAGCAGCAGGCTGGCGCGCATCGTTTCGGCGTCCTGGCGGCGGCGGCGGGCGCGCGGATGACCGCCTTTCGCCGCATAAATTTCCTCGCCCTGCGCCTGCGCGTCGAGCAATTCGGCATGGCGCGCGGGTGTCACTTCAACCGCGCTTTCGGGGACTGCGTAGCCATGAATGGCTGTGTCGAAGAAAGCGGGCCGGCCATCGACTAGCGCGAAGAATAGGGTCATCGGTTTACCTCCCGATCGCGATGAAGCTGGCCGAATAGGTGGTCTGATTGTTGTAAGCGGTGGCGCCGGTCGCGCTGATGCTTTCGGCCAGGAAGGTGACGTAGTTGTCCTGGATCGCCGCGTCGGATTTGCCGCCATTGCAAACCGCGGCATAACAAGCTGTCGGGAAAGCGATCGGCCATGTCACGCTGGTCGGACCATTGGCGGCAGCGGTGAAGCGGCCATGCTGGATGATCATGCCGCCCGTGCCGGGGATAGTGGCATAGCCGCTTTGACCGACCTGCCGCGCGAAGCCTGCCAGCGATGCCGGCGTAATCGCTTTGGTCGCCAAGTCTTCGGCCATGGCTTCGGCGCCGCTGGCTGCCGCGACATTGATCGTGCGGTTCGCGGCAAGACTGCCGCCACCAGTGGCAAGGCCGGTGCCGGTGATGGTGCGGCCGGTCAGCGCATCGATCGCCGCCTGCAAGGCGCTGGCGATGGAGTTGACGAAAACGCCCAGCTTGAGCGGGGTCACGATGCGTTCATCATCGTCGACCGCATCGGTTTCTTCCTGGGTGGCGATTTCCGCCACGCCTTTGACCGTTTCGGACGCCGGCGGATAAAGAAACGTCGCATCGCCGAAGGTAATGTCTTCGCCGACATCGCCCGAAAAGCGAACATCGAACGCCAGCAGGAAACTGGCGATCGCGACCTTTGAAAAGATGGGGGCGGCTTGGGCGAAACTGGCGAACAACGTGCCATCTTCCAGGAACAAGCCGATGCCGCGCAGGTCATAGGTGGTGGCGCCCGCATCCAGCGCGGTCATGTGGATGGTGTTTGGGCCGGTCGACTGGCCGGCAAAGCTGGCAAGTCGCTTGAATTCGCCTGGCAGCGCAGTGAGCGTTGGCGCGGGGTCGAAGGCGGCTTCGGTCAGACCGACTTCGATGACCTTGATCGCGTCGGTGTTGCCGTTCTGCGCATCGACCAGCGCATCCAAGCCGGCATTCGTTATGATGAGATCGATGGGATTGGCCATTTATGCGACTTCCAGGAAAGGGCCTTCGGCGCTGCGGATGGGTTCGCCATCTTCGGTTTGCAGGTAATTCGCCCAGGCAGGATTTTCGGGAACTGTCAGATCGGTGAAGCTGTCGATGCGGGTCAGGCCGGAGATTTGGGCCGCGCCGACCAGCCAGGCATCGGTTTGCGCGACCAGGTGATGAACGGCGAACATATGCGCGCGCAGCGGCTTCACGGCGGCGATGTCGCGCAGCAGCGCCGCGACTAGGGCGTCATCATACTCGACTGCGCTTTCGGCGCGCAGCGGCAATTCCAAGCGAAAGGTGTGCGGATCCAGCGTGTCCCGATCTTCAAACCATTCAACTACTTCGATCAGTGGATCGAAGCGGTCGATGACGCTGCGCAGCGATGCTGGCGTTCCTTTGCGTCGCTGGTCTTCGATCGCGCGAATGATGGCGGCGCGCTTTTCGGCTTCGCTCCATTGCGAGTCCCATAGGTCGATCGATACGCCCCAGGCGAGGAAAGGCAGCAGGGTTGCGGGGCAGGTTGCCGGATTCCACAAATCGCGGATGGGGACGGGAACATCTGCCAGCGCGGCGCCATTCGCGCCTTCGATCGCGCGTTCCAGGCAGGTCGAATTGGGTGGCAGCAGCGTCATTCGCCGACGCCCGAAATGGTCAGCGTAATGGCGCTGGGGGCGGCGACCTGGGTGGCGCCGATGACGACATCGGCCGCGGGCTTGACTAGGTCGACATTCTGGACGCCGGCGACATGCAGCGCGCGGAAGATCCCGCTGCGCGTGATGTCGCGGCCGATCTTGCGCTGTTCGGCCAGCATGGCGTCGAGCCCCGCTTGCGCGGCGGCTTGGATCAGCGCGGCATCAGGGCCAGGGTAAAGCGTCAGGCCGGCTTCGATTTCGAAGGCGACGATTTCCGCGCTCTGGACCGTGACCTGGTCGGTCAGCGGGCGAACGTCATCGGCGCCGACCGCATCGCTGACGGTGGCGAGCAATTCGGCCGATGCGGTGCCATCGCCGTGGATCGACAGGACGCTGATGACGACTTCGCCAGGCGCGGGGCTGGTGGCGCTGACATCGGCGACATCGCCCGATGCAGACAGCGCGTGGAATTGATAGGCGGCGGTCGGGCCGGCGACCGAATAGCTGTCGGGCGCCATCAGGACGCGGCGGCGCAGCTGGTCATCGTCTTCCATGACCGCCGGTTCGCCGGTGGTTTCATCGGCCGGCGTGATGGTGCGGCGGGTGACGCCGAAGACCGCGGCGAGATTGTCGAGGTCGGCGCCGATCGCGAAAGCGATCATCACGCCATGCGCGGCGTCATTGACCCGCTGGCGCAGGATCAGTTCCTGATAGGCGCAGGCTTCCAGCAGCTTCAGCGCGGGGTCGCTTTCGACAAAGGCGGTGAATTCGGGAAAGCGCGCGAGGAAATCGGCCTTGCGCACGGCCAGGATGGTTTCGAAATCCAGGGCTTCGACGATGTCGGGCGCAGGAAGGCGCGACAGGTCGATAGCGGTCGATGAAGCGATCGATGTCGTGGGCGCGGGCATGCGTCATGGCATGCATGGGCCGCTTCGCGCGCGTAAGGGGCGGGGACGGTGAAAGCCGCTTCAACCGCGCCGGCAAAGGAACCGGCGGGCCGGCGCGCGGGTCAATCCTGGTCGAAAAGTTCGGCGGCGATGTCGATCGCCAGCTGGTCATCGCCTTCGCCAAAACCCAGCAGGCGGCGCTGGGGGTAGCGGGTAAAGACCTTGCCGCCATCGGGCGCGCGGCCGACATATCCCTTCTTTCCGAAATGGTGAATATCCGGAATGTGCGAATTTCCCTTCGGCGACAATTCGACGCTGTCGGGCCGCGCGGCGATGCGCCAATGGCGCGCCAGGCGCAGCTTGCGAAACATCTTTCCGCCGGCCTTGCTGCGAACGCGGCCGCGCCGGTCAAGCCGCGACTTGCGGTCTTCCATGGCGCTGCCATCGGGTTCGACGTTGCCCTTGACGCGCTCGAGGTTCGATCGGCGCAGCGCGCGGCCCAGCTTCATCGCGGCGCGCTTGCGCTGGGTGGGCGCGATGCCGCCCATGACGCGGCCCAGCCAGGTGTCGAGCCCCGCCAGCGCATCGCTGTCATAAGCGCCCGCCATCAGTCGGCGACGATAGTGTCGCTGGTCGCGCCGGCCAGCGGCGGGGTGCCGCCGGCATCCGGCAGCGCGGCGCCATCATCGAACAGCGGGTCGGGTTCGGCGACATAGTCGAGCGACCATCCGCCGGCAGGATCGGCCGCGACCTTAACCGCTTCGACTAGGTCGATGGTGAAGACGATGTCGGCAGTGCCATTGTCCAGGATGTCGGTTTCGAATTTGAAGCTGTCGCGGTTGCCGGCGGCCAGCAGGTCGGGCTGGTTGACGCGCAGCCAGCGGTTGATCGCGTGAACGATGACCGCGATGTCGGTCTTCACTTCGCGCAGCAGGACCGACAGCGGGTATTCGAAGCTGAAACTGGCGTCTTCGGTCTGGCGGGTGCGGACCGCGCCATCTTCGACCCAGATGACCAGGCGGTCAGGGTTGCGCTTCAGTTCGGGCAGCGCGGCGGTCAGGGCTTTGCGCAGTTCGGTTGGCTTGCGCATCAGATCAATCCCATAGCTTGACGGTGACGCGGGTTTCGGGCGGCGCGTCGACGATGTCGGGCAGGGTCAGGACCGTGCCGCCAGGCAGCTGCGCGCCGATGTCGGCCAGACCGGGATTCATCGCCAGCGCCTGTTCGGTGACTTTGGCGGTGCGGCCCAGGACGCGCCAGCAGATTGCGTCGACCGTTTCGCCATCCTGAGCGGTCGCCTTCATGGCCTAACGCTCCGCTTCTTCAGGCCGGTCATAGCAGCGAAACCCGATTGCGGCCGTGTGGTTCGGGCGCGTCGGCGGGAAGGCCCAGCGCGCGCAGGTCGGCGACCGCTTCATAGGCCTTGCGGCGATAGCGGTCGGCCGTGCTGGCCTTTTCTTCTTCGCGGTCTAGCGCGTCATCGGTCGCGGCGACATCGGTGTGACCGTCGACCAGTTCGGCGGCCGCGAAAAAGCTGACAATGCGCCGCCACAGCAGGACCGCCATGTTCTGACCCGCCAACTGCAGGTCGGTGACAGTTCCCAGGCTGGCATGGCCTTCGACCGCGCGCGCCGAGCGCCAAGCGGCCATTTCCTTCAGGCCGGCGAGCATTCCCGCCAGGACCGCTTCGGCAAGCCGCGCCTCGGTGACTGCGCCATCGCCCAGGCGGATAGTGTCGCGGATGTGCGCGGTGTCGATGCCAGGGAACCAGCCATCGGCTTCGATGACCTGGCCGGCAATAGGGTCTGCATTGTCGGGCGGCGCTGTCAAACCTGCCATGTCTGGTTCCCTGACTTCGTTGTCGGCCTAACGCTTCGCTGCATGAGGCCAGCATTTCCTTCCTGCCGCCGGCCGCGCTCAAGTAGCGCGAAGCGCGGTAGCGCATCGAACAAAGTGGGGGGTGAGACTGACCAGGGCGGGCGAAGGCGCGAAGCCTTGCCGATCGGGTCAATCGCCCCCCAGCGCCGTGGGGCGTTTCGTGGCAGGCCGGTGGTGCCGGCCCGCAATCCTATTTCCTGCCCTTGCGCCCGCGCTTGCCCGCGTTCTTCGCGGCGGGCGTGGGCGCGGGTGTCGGTGCGACCGTTTCGGGCTCGTTTTCGTCGGCAGTTTTCGCCTGGGCGCGCTCGAGCTGTTCGATGCGCTTCTTGACGCCGACCTTCTTGTCGAGCGCGAGCGCGGCGCGCAGCGCGGTCAGCGCGGCGTCGATGTAGGACGCCTTGCCGCCGGCGGGTGCGCTGTCGTCAGATGCATCGAAGGCATCGGCCTTGTCGGCCCAGCCCAGCCCGATCGCCTTCATCAGCTTGGCCCGCGCCTGGTCGGGCATGTCCGCGCCGCCGGTCAGATAGGCGACCTGCAACAGCAGCTGGTGGTCGACCTGGTCGGCATCGCCCAGCGCGGCTTCGGCGAATTCTTCGGCGATCAGGCAGGCGGTGTTGCGGTTGTAGCGTTCGGGCAAGGCCAGGCCGTGCTTGATGACGAATTCGGCCAGGCGCAGCGCGCGGGGAAAATCGCGATAGTCGATCGCCCAGATCATGTTCGTGACCAGGATTTCGTCCTGGGTCGGCGCGTCGGCTTCCAGGACGCCTTCGATCCATGCGGCATAGCGGCCGGCCATCTTCGCCTTCATCGGGCGGCGCGCTTCGACACTTTCGGTGTCGGACAGCTTGCGCAGGTCTTCATGCAGCGAAACGCGCAGGACCGCATATTCCTGGCCGGCGGGCGTGTCTTCGGCCGGCGCGCGCAGCGCGGTGGCATTGGCAGCGACAGCGGATTGCTGCGCCAGCTGGCGGGAGCGGTTGCGAAGGAAAGGGCTGGTCATGGTGCGGGGACTTCCTCTTGATCGGTTGGATGGCGGCGGCGCGGTGGAGTTGAGCCGCGCCGCCGACCGTCGAAGCGGGCGGGGCATCAGCCCCGCCCAGCGCATCGGTTAGGCGCCCGGCTTTTCGCCGTTGACGATGTTTTCGACCAGGACAGCCAGTTCGTATTCTTCGATGACATAGGCTTCGTTGACCGATTCATAGTTGGCGATGCGGTCGAATTCCGGTTCATCCTTCAGGTGACGCCGGCGGGTTTCTTCCTGCCAGTAGATCGACAGGTTCGACAGCTTGGTGATCAGGATGGCGTTGGCGGGAAAGCCGCTGACGCGATAGGCCGGAAGGCCGCCGATCGTCTTGGTCGACTTCAGGATGCGATCGGTCGCTTCCTGTTCGGTCGCCGTGTTGCCGGTCTGCTGGGCGATGTTGAAATACTTGTCATCCATGAGGTCATGGCCGACGATGACGACAAGGTCGGTGTCGCCGCGGTGACGTTCATGGATGCCGCGCTTCGCGTCGAGAACCAGCGCGTCGAGCGAGGAATAGTCGGCCTTCGCGATGGCGCCATTGCCTGCGCTTTCGTCATAGAGTTCGACGCCATTCTTCACATAGATGCCGGCAGCGTCGAAGCCCTGGTCCATGACCTGTTCGGGCGCGTCGGTGCGGATCTTGTGCAGCCAGCCTTCATTGACGTCCTGCAGCAGCGGGTTGGCGTTGCGGTCGGTGGTGGCGGCCGCGCTGGTGCCGTTGAAGCCGATCAGGATGCGGTCGAGCGCCTGGGTTTCCAGGATGCTGTCGCGCATCTTGGTCTGGAAATCGGGGCGGTGGCGCCAGGCATCGACCAGCGCATAGCGCATGGCCCAGTCGAAATTGGTCTTCTTGCACAGGTAGCGGTGCTTTTCGTCGGGATTGCCGACAGCGGCCGGATCGCGGCGCGCGCCGCCGCTGGTGTCGGTGCGGCCGGCCGTGGTGCCGGTGATGCCGACGCCCAGGACCGCGCCTTCCTGTTCGGTGACAGGGATGACGTTGATTAGCTGCAGGAATTCGCTGGAATTGCGGATGCGGTCTTCCAGCTTCTGTTCGACGTTCGGCGAGACGTTGAATTTCGTCTTCGCGTCTTCGACGCTGATGCCGTTGACCAGGGCGATCTGGCTGACATAGGCGGCGAAAAGGGCGCGGGTTGCGGTTTTCATGGGTATGGTGTCCTTAGCGAAGCGGTGCGGGGCTTTGCCGTGGTGGAAATTCAGGGGTGGATGGAAAGGGCGATCAGCAGTCGGTCATTTCCTGGTTGCCGTTCGCGCCGGCGGCCGCCGGTCGCTGCGAATAGCCTTCGGCGGGCGTTGCCTGCAGCTTGTCTTCCAGCGCCTTGAAGCGCAGGTCGATTTCGTCATCGCGGGTCGCAGCTTCCTGGCGGAAGGCGGCGATTTCATCGCTGAAGCTCTTGCCCAGGTCGGCGAACAGCGGCTGCAGCTGCGCGAAATCGAGCGCGCCGCTTTCGTCTTCCTTCTTCGGTTCGGGCTTGTCTTCGGTCTTGCCGAATTTCGCATCGAGCATGGCCGAGAATTTCGCCAGGAAGCCATCGGCGGCTTCGGTGGTCTTTCCATCTTCGCCTTCGAATTCGAGCCCGAAAGCCATCGTCTTGTCGTCGGTGCCGACGGTCAGCCAGCCAGGCTGCGACCGCGAGAATTCAAGGCGCTGGGTGGCGATCGATGCGGGGCTGTCGGTCAGGGCCACGCCCATCAGATAGGCTTTGCCCTTGCCGCCGAAATTCGGTTCGATTTCGATCGACGGAAAGACCTTCTGGCCTTCGGAATTCAGCTTCTTCGCGTCTTCGGTGACATCGAAGGTGCCGAAAAGGCCCAGGCGCTTTTCGGTCTTGCCGTGGAAATTGACATCGACGTCTTCGGTTTCGAGCGTGAGAACATCGCCGAAGGCGCGGAAGGGCTTTTCGCCGCTGAAGCCGCGGATGTGTTCGATGTTGAGCCGCGCCGAATAGGTCTTCGGGTCATAGCCTTCGGCCATTTCGGTCAGCATGTTCGCGTCGATGTTGCGGCCGTCGACGGTCGAACCGGCGGTGGCGAGCAGGAAACGTTTGGTCTTCATGGCGTTAAGGCTCCAGGGTCAGCGCGGGTTGCCCGTTCGGGCGCGTTGTGTCGGAGCCACTAAGGGCGCATTTGTTCCGCCATCCGCAATGCGCGGCGCGGGTCAATTCCGGTTCCACCATCAAAGCCGATAGCCAGACCGCCGGTTCGCGGGTGCATGGCAACGCCATGCATTTGCTGCCCGCCTCCGATGGCCAGACCGAATTGACCGCCGCGTTCCTGAAGCGCCAGGCGCGGTCGCTCTATTGGCGGGGTTGGTTGCTGTCATTGATCGCCGACGAATTGGGCGTCAAGTATCAGACGCTGGCTAGCTGGAAGAACCGCGGCGGATGGGATGACGCGAGCCCGCGCCAGGTGATCGAAGACCGCATCGAAGCGAAGATCGCCAATTACCTGGACAAGCCCGATTTCAATGAAGGCGACATGAAGCGCGTCGACTTCCTGATGCGCCAGATGGAGCGCAGCGCGCGCATCGGGAAATTCGAGGAAAGCGGGCGCGAAGGCGATCTGAACCCGAAGATCGCGCGCCGGAACGATGACGCGGCAAAGGCAAAGCGCGAGGAGAAGCGCCGCAATTTCCTGACCATGGAACAGTGGGCTGCGCTGCTGGGCGATTTCCATGACCGGAATTTCGCCTATCAGGCGGCCTGGTGGGAACAGCGCGACCAGCGGACGCGCAAGATCCTGAAATCGCGCCAAATCGGCGCGACCTGGTATTTCGCCCGCGAAGCGGTGGCGAAAATCGCCGAAGCGGTGCTGGCCGGCGAACAGCCGCGAAACCAGATCTTCCTGTCGGCCAGCAAGCGCCAGGCGCTGAAATTCAAGCGCGAGATTGTCAGCTGGGTGAAGCGGGTCTGCGATGTCGACCTGGCCGGCGACCCGATCATGCTGGATTTCTCCGGCCTGGAAAATGACGATGGCGAGCCGATCGCGCTGGACCAGGTCGGGCTTTATCCGATTTCGACCAACAGCAATACCGCCCAGGGCGAAAGCGGCGACTTCTATTTCGACGAATTCTTCTGGGTCCATGGCTTCGCCCAGCTGCGCAAGGTCGCGGCGGCCATGGCCACGCATAAGATCTTCAAGCGGACCTATTTTTCGACGCCCAGCACGAAAACCCATGAAGCCTTCGACTTCTGGTCGGGCGCCGAATGGAACCGCGGCAAGGCGAAGGCGAAACAGCGCGAATTCGATTGCAGCCATAAGAACCTGGCGGCCGGCAAGGTCATGCCCGATGGCAGCTGGTGCCAGGTGGTCACGCTGGACGATGCCATCGCCGGCGGCCTGGGCGCGCTGGTCGATGTCGAGGAATTGCGCGCGGAATCGAGCGAAGACGAATTCCGCAATCTGTATGGCTGCGAATTCGTCGACGATGCCGAAAGCAGCTTTCCCTGGGCGCGCCTGGCGCCCGCGCGGGTCGACAGCTTCCTGTCATGGCGCGATTTCGACCCTGCGAAGCTGGACATCCCAGGCGGGCGGCCGTTCGCCGACAAGCCGGTCTGGCTGGGGTATGATCCCAACAAGCAAGGCCGCGACGATGCGGCGCTGGGCATCGTCGCCGCGCCCGATCGGCCTGGCGTCGACAAGCTGCGCTGCCTGGACAAATATCGCCTGAATGACCTGGACTTCCAGGGCCAGGCCGACTTCATCCGGCGGGTCGCTGCACATTACAACGTGACCGACATTTCGATCGATACAACCGGCCATGGCCGCGCGGTCTTCGAATTGGTCAAGCGGTGGTTCCCGAATGTGCGCGCGATCGAATATTCGGTCGCGACCAAAACCGCGCTGGTCCTGAAGGGGCAGTCGCTGTTCCGCCAGGGCCGTGTCGAGTTCGACCAGGGCTGGTCGGATGTGATGCAGGCCTTCATGGCCATCCGCCCGACGCTGACCGGCAGCGGCAAGGGCGTGACCTATACCGCCAGCAGGAACGGGCAGATCGGCCATGCCGATATTGCCTGGGCGTTCCTCCATGCCTTTTCCAATGAACCGCTTGACATCGCGGCGGCCGCTGAAGGCGGCGGCGCGCGCGTTGTCTTTTCCGACTGATGAAAGGAAACCGACCGATGCCAGACAATGCCCTGCAGATCGCCGAAACCGAAGGCGGCGCAGCTGCCGCTGGCGGTGCGACCAAAGCGATGGCCTACAGCTTCGGCGAGCCCGAAAGCGTCTTGGATGGCAGCGCGCTGTTCGACCTGTTCGAAATCACCCACAATGGCCGCTGGTTCGAACCGCCGGTCCCGCTTCATACGCTGGCGAAGACGTTCAACATGGCGCCGCATCATCGCAGCGCGATCGCGCTGAAGGTGAACCTGCTGGTCGGTGCGATGAAGCCCAGCGCCATGCTGTCAAAAGCGGATTTCGAGCGGTTCGCGCTGGACTTCCTCCACATGGGCAACGCCTATCTTGAAGACGTGCCGAGCCGCGCCGGCGGCAGCGCGCGCGCCAAATTCGCGCCGGCGCGCCACATGCGGGCGCCGAAGGAAGGCAATGCCTATTGGTTCGTCGGTGCAGGCATCGGCCAGGAACATCAGTTCGCGCCTGGGCGCATTTGCCATTTGCAGCAGCCCGATGTCGCGCAGGAAGTCTATGGCCTGCCCGAATGGCTGCCCGCGCTGCAGTCGGGCCTGTTGAACGAAAGCGCCACGCTGTTCCGCCGCCGCTATTACAAGAACGGGGCGCATGCCGGCTTCATCCTGCATGTCAGCGATGCGCTGGCCAGCCAGGACGATGCCGACGCGATCGAAAAGGCGATGAAGTCAGCCAAGGGCGTCGGCAATTTTAAGAACCTGTTCCTATACATGCCCAGCGGCAAGAAAGATGGCGTCCAGGTCATCCCGATCGCCGATGTCGCGGCGAAGGATGAATTCAGCGGGGTGAAGAACATCAGCCGCGACGACATGCTGGCCGCGCATCGCGTCCCGCCGCAATTGATCGGCATCATCCCGCAAAACAATGGCGGCTTTGGCAAGGTCGGCGAAGCCCTTGACGCCTTCTTCCAGATCGAAATCGTCCCGCTGATGCAGCGGCTGTTGGCGGTGAACGCCTTCTTCGATCGCGAGATCCTCGCCTTCGCCAATTACAGCTGCAGCGATGGCAGCGAAATCACGCCCGAAGGCAAGCGAATCACCAATGACGATTAACGGTGCCGTCCGGCTTCCACATGGAAACTAGGGCAGGGCCGAGGGGCGAAACCGAGGAAGTCTGCGGGGCGACGCGGGGTCAAACACATCTTATCCCCGCCGAATCATTCCCGACTGCCTTCGAATCCCGATGCTGATTCACTATACAAAAAGCCTCGCCGGATCGCTCCGACGAGGCTCTTGAAAGGGCTGATCGGCCCTCCGTTGTGCACCCCGCGATATGCATTTTGTCGCGGTTTCGGTCAAGGTCGATCAGCCCGATCGGGAGCGGTTTTCAACCCTCCTAACGAGGCTAAAACAATGATCGATAATTCCGCTGGCAGTCGCCTGCCGTCTTACCACTTGAGCCGATACATCGCTAACCAGGGACAGGTTCCGCCCGGTCATTTCTCGGTTCTAAGCGAGATGACTTTGCTTTTGATCGGTCCGCTGGAAGCGATGGGATACGTCCCGCCCGAGCGCTGCTGGCCCGACATCTCATCAGGGCAGATGTTCGCCCGCTTTCTTCGCGAACGCTACGGCGTCGATACTGACGCGATGCCCAGCTACATCTATGTCTTCGAAGATGGGCGCAAACCCATTCTTTCAAAGGCCTATCCGGAATGGTTGCTTCCTGACTTCCGATGGTATTTTCGGACCGTGTGGCTGCCAACGCGCGCGATTGATTACTTCATGGAACGGGATCAGCGCGCTGTCCCGTATGTGAAGCGCCTCCTGGACCGACTAGCCGCTTAATCAAGTCGGTTCCGAAATCAGAGCTCCGCGCGCCGATCAGGCGGCGGGGCTTTTTCATGTGCGTCCTCTGCAGGGCTACATATACCGAATGGTCGGCCCGATCTCGGCAATAGAGCGGGTTTCGCGGGCCAGCTGGCGCAGCGTCGTAGCGGCGGCCGGCGGGTGAGTTGCAGCGCGGCGTAATAGCGCGGCGGTCAGGATGTCGGGTGTCTTCATGCCGCCCAGCTGGCAGAGCCGCTGGCATGTAGGAAAGCAGGTTTTCGCTTACGACGCGATCAGCGCAATGCCCATAGCCAGCATGGCTATCTGAAGGGCGAGCAGTGCGACAAACTCGAGGCGTAGCTTCATGGATCGGTCGAGAAAGCGACGATGTCAAAAGCATCGCTTTCCCAGATCCAGCAGCTGCCCGTGTCCCGACCTTTCCAGCCTTCCCAACTGGCCGCGGTTCGCAATCCCGCTTGCATCCGCTGGCCGCTGCGAAACCAGACCGCCGGCATGCTGTCCGGTTCGACTGGCATTTTGCGGCCGTCATGTTCGACCCAGCCATCGGGCAGTGGGTTCGGCATTTGTATTAAATGCGATGGTGATCGGCGGCGAACCATAGAGCAACCCTGACCCCGCGACCGCCGAAGGGTCAAGGGCGCAGCGCCGACCGACCACGGCATCAAGCGCTGCTGCCCCTCCAATTCCGACCCGCGCGCCGCGCTCGCCCCCACGCCACGCCTTCGCCTTCTTCGGCGTGATTTATGCAAGCCGGCCGGTCGCCGCTGATGCTGGCAGAAGGGGGTGGTCGCGGGAAACGTATAACATTTATTACCTGGCCCGATTTCCGGCCCGAAAGGCGCAGAATTCTGCGGTTCCCGATGTTAGGTTTGCGGCATTACCTGATATAACTTTTTCGAGCCGCTTTTGTTACCTGCCTGATTTTTCAGGGTTTTTCGGTTCGGTGAAATTACGTTCTGACAATATAATATGGTTATAAAAATGTTATAGAAATATTATATCCTAAGTGACTGAAAACAAAGCGATGTTAGGAAAGTTATATGTTTCCCGCACATACCCTGTTCCGCCAGAGGCCTAACGGGGTTCTGCAGTTTTTCGCTTGTCGGGCTCTTTGCGACCTGGGCGCGTGATCAGCGGTTCCGGTAGATGCGGAATTATGCGCGGCAATATGAGCGCCGCGACCAGGTCGATGGTGATGCGTGAGCGGTCGAAAAGGTTGGACAACGCCGCGCGAGAAGCGGCGGGTTTCCGTGGGTCGCTAGGGTAGGTTGGACAACAGCAAGCCACTGATTTTAGACGGAATCGCTAGACCAGCCCTGTCCACCACCGCCACCCTCTACTAAATGACAAACCGGCCCGCGGGGCTCGGCGGTCAGCTCGCGCGCGCC